GTACTAGGTGGGGTGATGTCCATATGGGGACAGAGCATGAAGATGAAACAGGAGCAGAATAAGATGCTCATGGAACGTGCCAACGCTAATGCAAGCTTTGCAGCAGAGGCACGTAACGCTGGAAAGAACGACAAACACTTTGCATGGACGAGAAGACTTATTGCATTATCTGCAGTCTTTGCTATAATAGTGTTGCCGAAGTTGGTTGCTGTGTTCTATCCAGAGGTAGGTGTATACGTAGGTTACACTGAGATACAGGTAGGCTTCCTTGACTTTATCTTCGGACCAGGCGAAGAGGTTATTAAATGGAAGTATGCACAAGGATTTGTAATAACACCACTAGACACGCACATAGTATCTGCTATAGTAGGCTTATACTTTGGCGCAGGATTTACTAAATAGGAAAAGATTATGGCAGCAGGACGCTTTGATAGACCAATACCAGGAATGTCTATGACTTCACCGTTAGGCAAGTACCCCTATGAACAACCCCCAGAAATGGTGGAAGTTGAAGAGGTATTTCAGTACTACATAGAAAGAATAACAGATGAAGATGCCATAGATGATATTGCTATGGTGTGTGAAATGGGTGTGCCACTCAAGCCCATCGTACAGTCTATGCTAACAGCTAATCAGATGGAGGGTAAACACTCTATAGATGTAAGTCTTATCATAGGACCATACCTACATGTCGTTTTAAAAAATGCAATCAAGGCACAGACAGGCTTAGATGTAAAAGATGATGATCGTGACTATCAGAAAGAAGTAGATGAAAGAGAGATGCAAAAGTTTAAAGCTCTTACTATGAAGTACATATCTGATATTGATAAACAAGGTGACCCAGGAGTAGAACTATTGAAAGATATAGTAGAGCCTGAATCAACAGAAGAACCAGTAGAAGAAAAGCCTATGGGCTTAATGGCAAAGGGTTAGTATAATGGCATTTGATTTAAAAGCATTTACAGGACAGCTTGCAAGCGGATTAGCTTCTGATATACGTCAGAGAAGAATTGATGCTAGAGAGTTTGAAGAAGAGCAGGAAGAGTTAGCTGAACGTAATATTCCTAAAGTATCGAAACAAAAGATGTTAGCAAATCAAGCTGCACAACTAGGGCAGAGAGCTAGGGCTTTGGGTGCTACTGATGCACAGATACAGAATGCACTGAACTCTGGCATGAATGGTATAGCAGATTTCTACAACAAGCTACAAAAAACTGTAGAGTCAAAAGGCGTAAAGACTTTAGGTAAGGCTGACATAGATGCTATTGTAAATATGCCAAGCATACCTGATGTAGACTTTGAGTTTGCTGATGGTGAATTAGCTGAACAGACACGACAGCTTTATGGTTTCTCTAAGCCAAAGATGGAAAGAGGTGAGACTGATACTAGTGTATTTAAAACCCTGTTTGGGTTTGATGCAAAGGATCGTGCAAAAGAAAGACTACGTAACAGACAGTTGTTTGAGGGTATGACTATTGCTGAAATAAATGCTGCAGCTAGACAGGGTGAGTATGAGTCCCTCTTTCCTAATTCCACCATGACATTCACTGATGTTAACTTCTTTGGTAAGAAAGACTTGAGAACTTTTACTAGAGATATAAACTCTGCTATGAAAGCAGCCGTTACAGATCCTAGTAACAAACTTGCTATTGAACAGGCTGGAATAATTGAAGCTAGTAAGTACGATTTCGTTAATGAAGATTCACAAAACTTTATGTCCATAGAGAAAAAAGACGAGATTGTAAGTAACGCAGAAAATGAAAAAACTACCCTACTTAAACAAGAAGCTGCAAAACTTATAATACAAAATGCACTAGATACTTACCACCTTCCAGACTTACTAAGTAACGAAGCATTTAAGAGAATGGTTGAGACTACTATGGGTACAACTTACTTGAATGAGATACTAGCAGAAGGTGAAGCAATAGAAGCAAATGAACCAGATCCAATACCATATGATGAAGAAGAATTTGCTGAAGAAGATGCAGGAAATATAGAAGAGTTACTAACAGCACCAGAAGGAGGAACAGACGATAGCGAACAACCACCAAGCCCAGAAGGTAACCAAGAAGAAACTACCGAAGAGGAAGCGCCCAATACAGAAGATCAAAAAGCAGCGTTATCTGCAAAAACTTTTCCTAAAAGACCGTCTAGCCTAAGTGCTAATAGGGTAGGATGGGATAGAGACTATAAAGGAAAAGTAAATCCTGACACAGGTAAAGTAATCATTGCACCTCCAAGACCTCCTGAAGGGGGAGAGAAAAGTAAAACGTTAATAACAAGAGGTAGAATCTTAGACAACCCCATAGGGTCTAAGAAAGTTACCGAGGCTGAATACTGGGATGCAACATATGGTGACACACACAATCCTTCAACTGGACTACCTTTTGGTTATGAAACATTATTAGAGGACTAATATGGCCGACTATTACGAACTATTAAAGAAAGACCAAGAGAGGTTTGGCGATTCCTCCTCACCTATTAATGTGGTAGAAGAAGAGGATGATGAAATCCTTGACTCTGGAGCTACCCTAAAGAAGGATGACCTGAAAAAGGGTAGAAACCTAAACGACATACGCACCTATATGATAGGGCGTAAGGGTGTAGACTATAAGACGATGGATGCAGATCAAGCTGTTGATGATTATGTAGAACACCTGCGCTTCTTCAATGCTAACACTGTTTCTACTGCAGGTGAGGTACGCTATATTAATAAGGCAACCCCAGAACAAAAAGAGGCAGCTAGAAGAGCATATGAACTATACGATAGGCTAGGTAATGTATTTGTAAATGATGGCGTTGCAGGTGCAGTAGATGGTGTCAAGGATTATATCTTTGCTGCAGCTACAGATCCTACTAACTACATAGGTGTAGCTACTGGTGGTATAGCACGTGCTTTGGCAGGTGGTTCAAGATTGTTTGGTAAAAAAGTTATTGCTGACTCTGTACGTAGAGTTCGTATGGAAGCTATAGCTAGTGGCGCTAACAAAGAAGCTGCAAATAAAGCTGCTGAAAAGGCAGGTAAAGAGGCAATCAAGAGAGCAGTAGCTGCTGGTGTAGGTAAAAGAAAAGCTGCTAAGGTAGGAGAGCAAGTAAAGGATCGTGTCTATAGAGATGGACGTAGAGCGTTGGTCAAGCAAGCTATGGACGAAGAGCAGCAAAGCTTACTTGATAGAGCTAGTGGCAAAGCTCTCAAGGCTACCCTTGGTATAGATGCTGGAGCAGCAATGCTTCAGGATGTTATGGTGCAAAGTGCTGAGATGGAAGTTGGCGCACAAGAGAAGTACAGTGCTATGCAGACAGGGTTATCTGCTTTACTTGGTGGCGTAGCAGCAGGAGCGCAGTTAGGCTTTGGACAATTCAAGGGTGCATCAGGACTAGCTGATGAAAGTGATCCTATTGAGCGTGTATCAAGGATCGCAGTAGAAGAGATGTCTCCTATATTCAAAAAGAAAGATATGAAAACTGTATCTGCTGCCATGAAGAAAGAGATAAAAAATTGGAATAGAAAAGTAGAGGATGGTCAGGATGCTACAACTTCAACCATGCCAGCCGACTTAATCAAACATATAATGCTAGGCGAAGATAACAGGGGAGGACTAGCTAAGATATTCAAAGACAAAAAGATGCGTCTATCTCGTAAGAAAACAGTATCAGATGTGATGACTAACGTTGCTACGTTTTTACCAGACAAAGAGCTTGGTGAAATAAATAAACTTATGAGACAACATACAGGTCTTAGCATAGGGGAGACTGCAACAGACGGTACACAGTTAGGAAATTTCTTAGCTAAAGATATAAGTGCTGCTGGTCAGACCTTGAATGTAATGAGCCAAGTGCGTAGACAGCTAGATTCCAGTATAGTTGCTGCTAGTGAAAGACTTACAAAGACACTAGATGAAGTAAACACTAAAGAAGAAATGGGTGTTGAACTTAAGAGAGCCAAGAAAGCAGAAGGGCTAAGGTATGGTCAGTCTGTATGGAAACGTTTGCTTGTGTCCTCCCCTGCTACAACAGCAGTTAACGTTGCAGGTTTTGGTCAGTACTACATAGGTCAAACTGTTGCTGACCTGTTTAACTTTACAGGACTAATGACAAAAGGATTGGGTCAACTATCTCTAGGTAGAACAGCAGGAGCTACAGAAACATTTAAACGTGCAAGAGCTTTGACTGCTATACAAGCACAGAAGTTGAGAAACTTTGCAGATCCCTATACTACCCATGATACCTACATGAAGCTACTAGATGAACACCAAGATGCACGTAAGCTTCTCTTTGAAACTGTCTCTGGTGGCATAGACATAAAAGCTGATAGGTATGGTATAGACCCGAAGAACAAACTATATAGAAACATAGAAGCTGGTGCTAATGCTGCTGCTGATGCTTCAGGTGTACGTGTACAGGATAGCTTTACCAAGTCTCAGATGTTTATAACAGAGATAGATAAATATTTACGTATCTCTAAAGATGTTACCCTGAAAGAAGCGTTGATGTCTGAAGAAGATCTTATAGATGATAACGTAATGCAAGCTGCACTAGATGCAACTCTCAAGTCAGTGTACTCAAAAGACTACACATCAAAGGATCAACCACAGTTACTAAGATCTACAGCTAAGTTAGTTGAGACAGTATCAAACACACCTGGCATAGGTACTATACTACCCTTCGGTAGGTTTATGAATAATGTGGTTGCCACATCTTATCAGTGGTCTATCTTTGCATCCCCTGATTATGCGGTTAATGTTCTTAGGCGTATGATGAAAGGTGAAAAGGCATCCTTACAAGAGGGTGAGGCATTAGCTCGTATGCTTGTAGGAACTACTGGTGCTATCATGGCTATGGAGTATGACAAGTCTAGACAGGAAAAGAAACTAGGTGTGTATGAAGTTGAAGGACCAGGTGGTGCTATCATTGATGCTAAGAATACATTTCCATTCTCTATATTCCTTGCTGTAGGCAGGGTATTAAACATAAGACAACAAGGACAGGAAGTACCTAAAGAGTTGATACAAGAGATAGGTACTCAGCTTGCTATTGGTCAGGTGTCAAGGGACTTCCAGTTTGCTAACGACTTGAACCATGTGCTAGACGTTGTAATAAATCAAGAGGAATCTACCAGAGGTGATGGCATACATGCTTTCGCTAAGGCTGGAGGTAATCTACTTGCTGGTGTGACTAGACCACTGGATGCTATCAATAAGATAACAGGCTTCGCTATGGGTACAGACACAGCCAAAGATGTAAGACAGGCTGAAGGTCTTAATGTATTCACACAGAGCGCAACTAAATATGTAGATAATATATTTGAAATACTTTCTGATAGAACAGAGGCTGTGACTGGTGAGGAACTAAGAGTAGCAAGCAGAGAAGGTGAAGTGTATGACGCTAACCCTTCTGCCAGGATATACGGACTCACAGTTAAACCCTCTCGTACAGCTACAGAGATAGCCTACTCCATGTCTGAAATGTTTCCTTGGACAGCCAGTGAGCGCACAAAAGTACCTGCATATGACAAGATCTATAATACTATGATTGCCCCAATGCTAGAAAAGCAAACAGACTTTCTAATAAGAACTGAAGAGTTTAATGAAGCAACTCTTACAGGCAAAAGAAGAATGTTGAAAGATGTTGTAGCTACAACAAAAGCTAAACTAAGAACAGAAATGGAAAAAGGTTACTTAGGAGCAGACAGTAAAAGACTTCGCATGGCAGCTAAAGCAATGGCAGTTGAAAAGCCAATAAGAAAAGAAGCTCTTAGTATAATGAAAGAGCAATACGGGGTAGACGCAGACATTAGAGACTTTAGTATTGCAGAGTCTGATACATTCATGGATATAGTTGATCATCTTAAAGAAATGTATGATGTGTTAGATTAGGTAGAGTAACACACTAAAAGAAGGGGCCGCTTGATGCGGCCCTTTTTATTTCCAGTATAACAATAAGAATGTATCACAAGTATTACAACTAAAGTTACTAACTATGTAATCATCCTCTCCATCGTGGTCACCACCTTGTATCATCTCAGTGTCACACTTAGGACATATTATCTTTCCTTTACGTTTAGCCTCCATGTATTCTTTAGCCTCACGCTCTAGGTCCATCAAGCTGCCTTTTCTAAATTTACAGATATTTTATTTAGTATATCTTTAGCCTGTTCTATGCTAATCTTAAACCATTCACCTCTTTGTTCTTCAGCTATCTTAGCTGCTGCTTTATGTGCTTGTCCTTCTGATACACGTCTATTGTTGGATACAACCGTATGCTCTAGTGAGTAGTCTCTGAAAGGACTGCTAGTCTGATAGCCATTACACCTATCGTCAGCATCTATAGCCATGCCTATCTTAACCCAGCCAGGCCAAGCAGGATTAGTTATGGCATACACGTAACCCTCTTTAATAGAGTCTAACTTATACGTACCATCAAAGGCTGCATCCTCAAAAGTTTTGTATTTCCCAGGCTTGTATAGTGGGTGTCTTTTTGAGATGTACTTACCATTTACGAACATCCTTTGCTTATTGAAATTCTCAGCATAGCCACGCTGTTCTTTTTTATAACAAGTTTCACATTTAAATTCACCTTTGCTTTGACGATGCCTAGCCCAATTAACATCAGGAACTAGTTCTACATCACAGGCTATGCAATGTTTAATCTTTTTGTGTCTCTGAGTAACATAATTTGCAGGTCGTGCCATTCTATACCTCCTGTGGTATTTGAGTACACCATACCCAGTAGTCTGCTTCCCACATAGCCTTGGGTCTAGTAGCCTCTAGATAATCACTACGTTCAGTTGCAGCTTCATTGCACTGCTCTCTACTTTCGTATAAGATATTGTCACTCATAATCATTGGCTCTTCATTGAATATAAAGAGTGCTACTAAAACCCAAGCCATATACTATTCCTTTGCTTCTGTGTAGTGATCTACTTTGTCTGACACCCAAGGTGTAATCTTTCCTGCAATATCTGGTATTACTAAGAAAGCTATTAGTGCTGCTATTATTGCGTCCATATTTAACTCCTATGTTATATCGACTACTTCACACACGTCACCAGAGCAAGCAAATGTTTGACTCGACTTCGTGTTATCTTCTTGTTCATACTCTGAAAGCTTAGTCCAGTCAAGCTTTTCTGGCATACATGATAGTAAATATTCATAGTCATGCTTACCACAATCTTGATAGGGTGCTTGCTGATAGGTATGGTCTGAGTGTGGTAGAAAAGATACACCTGACATTTCATCAAAGTGTTTATAGACAAAGGCTCCTACCTCAAGCCATTCATCATCACGCACTGATATTGTAACCGAGGGCTTATGCTCACACCAATGGCGTTGGTAAGTGAGCCAAGTCTCTAGCTGTTCAATAGCAGTCATGTCGTTGCGTGTTATAGCATTCTCTGGTGATTTAACAGGGAAGCTGAACACAGTTGTAGTATCGCCCTTGAATACACAAGGCTCGTTAGGAACCTTCTGATCAATCATAAACTGTGTGAGGGGATCTTTATTATCACCTCGTACAGTACGGATATAATATGGAGAGTGACGAGCATGTATACCACTGGCACTGTCAACGAGTTGTGAGACAGTACCCGAAGGCTTGACGCAGGTAATAGCAACAGACTGAGGTATATCAAGCAACTCAGCGTATTCAAGATTAGTAGCCACTGCGACATTTCGTAGGTCATCTAGTACTCCTGCAAGTTTGTTATTAACTGTAGTCATTAATGGGTTGTCCATAATACCTGTTAGAGACACACCAAGCAGACGTTCTTCTTCCGTATTACGTTGCCACACTTTCCGCAAGTAAGGAAACTTTGTGTACGAGCTTTGGATTGTCCCAAGTATTGTGGCGAGTTTGACCTTACGCTCCAAGTCTTTAACCGAATCAGTGGCACGAACAACAACTTCCGTAAGATTACAGAACTGGTAGGGTCTAAGTATGATTTCGCTACACGGATTAGTCCCGAACTGCCAGTCAGGATCACGCCTACCATACTTCGCAGCTTGTGCTTTACTTGCTTCACGATTGAATATACCTCTCTCTCCTGATTTACTTTCTACCAACGCAGTCCACTCACGCATGAATGTTTCTATGTCGGGCTTCTCTGTGTAGGACACACTGTTGTTAGCCAATGCTCTATGCGGTGCTGTTTCCCACCACTGTCCTGACTTAGCGTGACGCATACGATCATCACTCAGGTTAGACAAAGAGATCATAGCACTACGTCTGACACCACCCACTACAACTATCTGTCCAATGAAGCACATCAAGTCGTGGCATTCCATAGAGGTAAGCTTACGGAACTGTGCTAACTTGAATGTTGTAACTGTGAAGTTAAACAACTCAACAAGAGGTGCAGGACCACTAGCCCTACCGCCAAACGTTTTAAGTCTAGCACCTGCAGGACGTATACGTGACACGTCCCACTTAGGTATCTCACCTGCCCACAGTAATGCTAGTAGTTGTCTGTATGCTTTAGCCCAACCTTCTTTGCTATCCTTGACAACAATCATAGTCTCACTCTCAAACAACTCAGGTACTTCTGGTAGCTGCTGTATAAACTGACGCTCAACACTGAAGCCCACACCTGTACCACAAAGCAAGATGAACATAGCTTCATCGAAAGACTTAGGGTCATCCACTGGTAGGTAGCTACAGTTATACCCTGCTGTGTTATCTCTTTCCAACGCAGCACCACTAGTCATCATGGCTCTCATGCTTGGCATCACATCTAAGCTAAGTATAGCTTGTTCTATTTGATTAACCCATGAGTCGTTGCCTAGCTTGGGACGCACCACGTTATCAACGTAGCGTCCTACTGTCTCAGCCCATGACTCACGGCCCTTGCCATCTATGTACTTAGCATAGCGTGACTGGTGTATAAAACTCTGATAGTCTGTCGGTAGTAAGTTACTCATTTAATCCTCCGTTGTTCCAAGGGTAGCATGGAACTATGCTTTGTTTACAATACTTCTTGTTGTCCACCAGTAACACTGGCAATACTACTATTACGAATATACAAAATAAGACGGGCCATATCAAGCCCTTGGTAGTACAATAGTTCATTTATAATCCCTCGTAAAAACCCATATAGCCCCTACAATTATACAGAACAATAAAATCATAGCTTTATAAATCTCTGTCATAGATGGATCAATCATCTGTTGTCTCCACTTCCTTGTATAGTTCCTCTCTCCTGTCTACTCTTCAGCTTAGACAAGTTCTTCAATGCCACCTCTGCCATGTCTATCTCTAGGTCACGACACAGTGCAGCAATATACCACAGCACATCACCAATCTCTGCAGCTATAGCATCTTTGTTGAACGTACCATCACGCAACATCTTCTTGACCTTGCCCTGTACCTCACCTGCCTCATTACCCAAGCCCAACGCAGGGTAGATGATAGGGTCAGTATAGATAGCAGTCTTCACTGCTTCCTGTTGGTAGTACCCCATGTCCATGATAGGTGATTGCATATCTGCAAAGTGGTCTATGTCTTCCTTTGTTATCATTGTCTCTCCTTAACCATTAAATTATGTATTCTAATATCATCTACATCATGCATGAGATTACTTACTAAGTCATGCACATCTTCTACGTGTCCTTCTTCGTGAGCAGATAAAAAGTTATTTTCTTCATCTACCTCCATCATGTACGTAACACTAAACTTACGTTTCATTTGTGCTTCTCTTTGTATACTTCAATAAGTTTATTCAAATACCATTGTGCCTTTTGTAAATCTTCTAAGCCACCCTTGTAGTCATACCTCCATACGTACTTCAGTATGTTGCCCTGCAGGTAGCCCTCTTTGTTGTGGTTAGTTGCAGCCATGATAGCATCAATGCATTCTACTCCACCCTTGTTGTAATGCGGTGGGCTGTTCACTAAGTCTTCTTGCATGTTATCCCAATCCTTGAACAATTCTTCTACATCAAAATCTAAATCAAACTCTTCTTCTAAATCTTTACTCATGCTTCACCTAATGTCTTTGTCCATTTAGTTAACTTGATTACGTTACCGTCTGTGGTATAATCCATTTCTTTGTCTACTTCAAGTTCTGATTCAGCATAAGCTTTAGGAAACATTTCTTTTAGTAGTTCATGTCTGGAGTCTTCAAAGTAATCAAACAGTTCTGGGAACTGCTCTAACACATTTATACATGAAGCCATTGTTAAAGCCAAGTCCATAGCTGCCCTTGTAGCTAGAGGGTGACTAGCATTACCAAAGACTAAACCTGTCTTAAGTTCACCACTCCAGTCACCATCTTCTCCTATGTCAGGCTTTATGATTATAGCAACTTCATCGTCTTCTATTTCGTGACCCATTAGGATCTCCTTTTAACTGTGACACGCTGATGTTTCATCCGCTTGCCTTTTTCTAGTAGCCACCCTTCAGGTATAACACGATGCGCCCACTTGAAGTTCTTCTGTTCACACCAATCACAGTACCTAGACTTAGCTCCTTTGTACAACCTGGATCTGGCATTGCTAAATACGAATCTTATATCTAACTTAGGATGCTGTCTCTGTATCTCAAGATGTTTTTTTCTATCTGCAGAACTAAATATTCCTTTTGTTTCTATTATGATACCGTTGTCTAACTCAAAGTCTGGTGTGTATGTACGATAGCGTAAGTCTTCCCACTCTATCTTTATCTTCTCATACTCTACCGTCCTCTGTCTAGTCTTGAGGAAAGCAGCAGCCTCTTCTTCAAGGCCACTACGGTATAACCTTTTATTATGTTTCCTCTTCGTCACTGCCAATTAACTTCTTCAACAATATTAACTTACGATCATTTAATAATGAACTAATGTACAAAGATCTTTCAACTTCTCTTTGCAAGTTTAATACTTCAGAGTATACTTGAACTTGCTCTTCAGTAAAATCATCTGTCTGTAGTTCTACTTCTTTATCTTCTACCTTAACTGTAATTTTAGCCACTGCTATCTCCTATAAATATGTAATCTACTTCTGGTTTAATCTTAGCTTTAGATACCCTTGAAGGTAATGTCTTTAAATTGTCCCAACATTTATATTTAAAGTTGCACCATTTGCAACCAGTATCCAAAACTAAATTGCCAGATGGCTTGTTTCTATATGTCTCAGGCACAGGCTTAAAGCATCTTTCAAACGGCTCATCTTTCTCTATATAATTTACCGTTTCTTGGATGTCCTGAATCACCTTCTCAGAGTCAACCTCCTCGGCACTGACATACTTAAACTCACCGTTGCCTTTATTGACCACCCACCAGCCACCGACTTCTTTTCCTGCGGCCTTAGAGTAGCCCACTAATTGTGGTATGTAACCGAAGCCATCACCCTTCTGTAAAGACTCAAAGCTATCGAACTTGTTATTGTATGACCAAGGTGATGCAGACTTTACATCATCTATCTTGCCATCCATTTCCATGTCGTACTCACCGTTGATCTCCTGTCCATCAGGTAGCTTGAGCGTGACATTATCGTTGTCTTTGAACTCAGCACCTGCTGCACGTAGTAGTCCTTTGAACACAGCCTCAACAATATCACCAAGGATCATGTTCATCAGGAAGTGTGGAGGTAGTGGTATCTTATCTTCAGGATCATTCTTCTCAAACCACAACTGGCACTTAGGTCTGCCTATGTTAGACATACGTAGCTTGAACTCTTCCCGTGGTGGAGAGTTAAACTGTTTGTCCATAGCAGCCTTGACATCGGAGGCAACCTGAGTGGCTACCTCCTCTGTCATAGTAGCTTCACCCTTCATGGCCTTTTGCAAATAGCTGAAGACCTGTAGTTCAGCAGGGTGGTTCATTAGTCAGCTACCTCCACGAAGTCATTATTAAGTATCTCACCGACAAGTTCTGCGTCTTCATCAGCATGAGCTTTGGCACGTTCATGGTGCAGATCTAGGATCTTACCATTGTTATACTCAATAAGTTCTAGGAAGTCTTTGAGTGTGTCGTTGTCTGTATTGCTAATCTCACAAGGCACACCTAGTTTAGCACTCAACTTACCAAACTTAGCACCACTAGCTACTGTTCCAGTGATACCTTCAAGTTCTATTGTGGACATGATTGGTAGTAAGTTTTTCTTTTTAAGGTGTGACATTACACCAGTAATACTTTTCTTACTATCATTGTTCTTTATGTCCATAACAAAAGGTAAATCAATTACATCATCTACAGTAT